TGGATCACCTACCCGAGCGCCCACCAAACCTTGTTCAGTTTAAAAACCTGTGTATGCAGGCGCCGGTTGTCAAACCATTGGCCCTGCCCGAGCCGCCGGCAAACCCCGAGCGTGTAAAGCAGGAGTTGGCAAAACTAGCCCCGCTGCGGATGGGGCCAGGGGTTGATCCAAAGGCATGGGCGCATCGAATACTTGCGGAATACGCTGCTGGACGGAAAAAGCCTGTTGCGGTTGTACAGATGGCCCGCGATGCCTTGGCATCCTGATGAGGCCCGCGACAAGATGTTTGCCCATTACCTTACCCTTTGCCGTATGCCTGGCGCAAAAGACTACGCATGGCGGCGGGTTAAGGAACTGGACAAAGAGGACTTGTACAAGGGAATCAAAGATTACATTTTGGAGCAAATGAAAAATGGAGCAATTAAATGAGTTGGCTTTATTCGCAGGCGCTGGTGGAGGAATACTTGGGGGAAAACTCCTTGGATGGCGAACAGTCTGTGCCGTCGAGTGGGAACCCTACCCAGCAAGCGTATTGTGCGCCCGACAAAATGACGGTTTTCTCCCGCCTTTCCCGATTTGGAATGACGTACAAACCTTTGACGGAAAACCTTGGCGAGGAATTGTTGACGTTGTATCTGGAGGATTTCCGTGCCAAGATATTAGTTCCGCAGGAAAAGGCGCAGGAATCAACGGAGAACGCAGCGGGATGTGGCGAGAAATGGCGCGCATCATTTGTGAAGTGGAGCCAAGATTCGTGTTCGTGGAGAACTCACCAATGCTCACTAGTCGGGGACTTGGAGCCGTTCTCGGAGACTTGGCCTCAATGGGGTTTGATGCAAAATGGGGAGTGCTGGGAGCAGCGGACGTTGGAGCAAATCACCAACGGGACAGAATTTGGATTGTCGGTAAATATCTCCCCCCCCCCCACCTGGCCCACGCCCACAGCACACATGAGCAAAGAAACAAACGCACCGAGCGAACACAATCGGAACACGCCAACATTGACAGCACAGGCGAATTGGCCAACACCACGCAGTTGCTCGGCAATGGCGGCAACGCTTACCGACAAAGGCAAAAGATTTCCGAATTTAGAAACTGTCATGGCACATTCGGACAAAACCACCATTGGTGGGAAGTTGAACCCAATGTGGGTAGAGTGGCTGATGGGGTGGCCGCTAGGATGGACAGACTTAAAGCCATTGGAAATGGACAAGTCCCACTTTGCGCCGCAACCGCTTGGAGAATCCTAAGTGCGTAGGGCGGCAAGGGTTGATAGCAATCAAGCGGCAGTAGTGAGTGTACTACGGGCGGCAGGGGCAAACGTGTGGATTCTTGGCCTGCCGGTGGACTTGCTTGTGGGATACAAGGGCCACACCGTCTTGATGGAGGTTAAGGATGGGCCTAAAAAGCGTTTAACGGTTCTGCAAGACACTTTTTTTGAGAATTGGATTGGTGGCACGTTGTCAAGGGTTGATGGGCCAGAAGCGGCGTTAAACGTCTTGAGGGTGATAGATGCGCAGCCTTGAACAAAACCGAATGATGTGGGCAAACCTTGAGGATATTGCCAACCAGGTGGTGTGGTATGGTCAAAAACTCCACAAAGAGGAATGGAAGGACGTATTGACCGCCGCCCTCAAAAGACAAAAGGTTGTGCCTGGCATTGATGGGGGATTTGTCATTATTGGGGCGCGAACAAGCAAAATGACTGTGGCTGAGATGACCGAATTGATAGAGTTATCCACAGCCTTTGGTACAGAACAAGGGGTGAAATTTCGTGCTTTTTCCGAAACGTAAATATGTCCGCAGCAAAGCGCTGTTAGAAGCCTGCCGCACAATTGCCTGCCAACACTGCGGAATTGAGGATGGGACGGTTTGCGCCGCACACATAAACTGGGGCGGCGGAAAGGGAAAAGCGGTCAAGGCAGACGATAATTTAGTCGCCAGCTTGTGCTTTGCCTGTCACTCCGCACTAGACCAGGGCGCGGACATGAGCAAGGAACAACGGCAAAATATGTGGATGAAAGCCCACCAACGCACCGTTTTAATCTTGCTGACCACCCGAAAGTGGCCTGAAAAAGTGCCTATTTCCGCATTGACGGAAGCGGGGCACTCTTTTGCTCATGTGATCGGTGCATAGGATGGGCGTGGGCGGCATCGGTGCGCTCATGCTTGTGCAATTCCTTCTCAAGAGCCATGACTTTGCGCTTTTCGGCTTTATGCTCGCGCTCCATTTCGTAGACTTTGGGAATGGTGTGAACTGCTTTTTCGCGTTTAAGGGTGAAATTTGTAGCCATGAGAAAAATCTCCTATAATGACCGCGAGATTGTAATCTCATCCATTAACCTTGCAAGGATTTTAAAATGGGCTACGAAAAATCGGAAAAAATGCCAAAGGGCGTTACCGCCTCTGACATGACAGGTCAAAAGCGCGTTGGCGCATCTTCTGTGGACAAAGAAAAGTTCCATAGCGGCGCATCGGGCGAAAAAATGCCTAAAGGCGCACTGGCAAGCGATATGTCCGGCGAACGCCGTGCAAAAATCGTTGGCGGTGTAGGCATGGGCTCTAAAGACAGCGCAATGCGTAACGATACCGGCAAACAAGACGGTTTTTGCGGTGAAATGAAGGGTGGAAGCCGTGAACACATGGCTTACGTCCACGAGCGCAAAGAGTATCGTTAATAAGGCGCGGGACGATTGGGAGGAACAACCCCAGTCGCCCCGCTAACCAAACCAAGGAGAGTTGGCATGGCTGATTTGCATTGTAATTCATGCGTCTTTTTTACTGACCATCACATAATGGGCCAGTGCAGGCGCTTCCCTGTGTTTCAAAACCGCCACAAGACAGAGTGGTGCGGCGAACACAAATCACCCGTGGTGGTGACCATGACGGTGACCGAAGACACCATGACGGTCACGGAAACGCCTAAAAAGCGCGGCAGACCGCCCCAAGTGTTGATGCCCCTGACTGTGAAGGGGGAAGCAGAATGAATTTAGTCCCATTGCAGGACAGGGTTGTGGTCAAACCCCAAGTTCGGAATCTTTCTGATATTATTATCGTGAACAACAAAGAGCCTTTTAACGAAGGAACTATTGTTGCGGTCGGCCCTGACGTTTATGAAGTAAAGGTCGGGGATTTCATTAAATACGGCAACGGCGACTATCTGAAATGGCCCACCCACAAGATTGATGGGCAGGACTATCAGGTAATCCAAGAGGCCGACATCTGTGCGGTGGTGGAAATATGAAACCAGGTTTGTACGCCAATATTCACGCTAAACAAGAGCGTATTAAGAAGGAAAAAGCCGAGGGTAAACCCGTAGAGCGCATGAAAACGCCTGGTGCCAAAGGTGCGCCTACCGCCAAAGCATTCAAAGAATCTGCTAAAACGGCAAAAAAATGAAAAAGCACGACAAGCCTATTGCCCACAAGACCACAGGCAAGGACAAAACCTACAACCCTACCGACAAGGGCGCAGGAATGACCGCTAAAGGCCGTGCTGAGTACAACGCCAAGAACGGCAGCAATCTCAAGCCGCCCGCCCCAAATCCTAAAACAAAAAAGGACGAAGGCCGAAAAGCAAGTTTCTGCGCGAGAATGGAAGGCGTGGTAAAAAATGCCAAAGGCCCAGCGGAACGCGCCAAAGCCTCATTGAAAAATTGGAATTGCTAGGAAATTATCATGCCATTAAAGAAATCAGCCAGCCCCAAAGCGTTTAAAGAGAACATCAAGACCGAAGTCAAGGCCGGTAAACCCGTTCGTCAAGCAGTCGCAATCGCCTACGCTGAGAAGCGAGAAGCACAAAAGACCAAGAAAAAATGACCGAAGTAGCCGAGAAACGTCCAGTAGGGCGACCAAGCCTTTACGACCCTGCTTTTGTAGATCAAGTCATTGAACTAGGCAAAATCGGAAAGTCTACCGAGGCAATTGGCGCAACATTAGGTGTCGGAACGGCGACACTTTACCGCTGGAGAGACGAATTTCCAGAATTTAGAGAAGCCTTGGACACTGCAAAGGAATATGAGTTGCTTTGGTGGGAGGATATAGCCCAAACTCACATGATTGAGAACAGGGAATCGGACAAGATTAACGCCTCAATCTGGTCGCGCTC